GCCGCCGACCGCAAAGCAGAACCACCACCCACCTACGAAAGCGAGAACGAACAATGAGCACCTACAACTCACCACGCATCACAACCACCGCATCCATGAACGTCCCAGGCAGCCTCACAGCCGGCGCACTCCGCGACTTCGCAGCATCCGTGCCAGCAGAAGCCCGAGTGACCATCAAGGAATACCAAGGCGACCAGCGCGACCCGGGATACGCCACCCTCACAGCAAGTTGGGAAGGCGGACCCAGCAAGCCCACCACTCATCGAAGCTCAAACCTCACATCCCAACGCGACGGCCAATAGCCGCCGTGATCTTGGCTCGATGCCCTGAGCCAACGACGAGTACCAACCACCACGAAGCCCCGGCAAACGCTGGGGCTTAGCCATACCCAAGGAGAACAAAATGACCATGACCCGATCCAAGATCGAAGGTGCCAAGACGCAGGCACGCCGCTTCATTGAGGCGGCTGATGCCGCACTGGCTCGCCTGGACGTCGAAACCAAACGACGTGACGAGCGCTACGACTACCTAGCCGAGCGCGGTCATGATGGGCCCCGGCCCGCTGAAGGCACCTCACCGTACGACTACAGCTACGGCTCGAAGGAAACCGGGGCCTTACGCCGCGCCTCACTCGACCTCACCCGCAACCTCGCCGAGCTCCGCAAATGAGTGTCAAGCACGAAGACCGTCCACGCCTCAAGGAGAAGCAAATAGCTGCCCTCGATGCCGGCCTGAAACGCGCAGAGACAATCGCCGGCGGCAGCTTCGCGGACTGGGACATCGTTTTCCACGAAGAAACCCGCCCATGCCGCGGCCACGACCTCATAGCGTGGACCGGTGACAGCGACTATGTCGTCACCCAATACCTCGACCCATACGGCAACGGCCCACTCGTCGTATGCACCATCGACGTCATCCACAACGACTCTGACGAAGACCACTTCAACGAAGACGGCAACTGTGGATGCGCGGAAGAAGCGCAGGCATGAAGCGGGACACAAGATCCGCGTACCGTGCCCGCGCAGCCAGCACCGAACGCAGCATCGATGACGCACTGGCCGAGACCAAAGCAGCCAAGGACGCCGAACAGGCCAAGCTAGCAGCCGAGTACGCCGAACGCACCAAGCCCGTCCCGTTCACCCGCGAGGACTTACAAGCAGCCCGCGCAATCCGCACCCACTACGGCTGGCACCGAGTCATCCGCGTCAACAAAAGCACTGTCACTGTCAACGGCGACTTCGGAGACTACCGCGTCCCCGAAAAGAACATCATGGAGGTCCGCAAATGAAATTCAAGTTGGGCGACGTCGTGCGTGTCATCAACGTCCGCGGCTACCACTTTGACCGCGTTGGCCGGATCACCTCCATATGCAAGTCCGGTGACTGGGAATACCCATTCCATGTCAGCGGCCTCGATTCATCCGTCCCGCTCTGGTACGGGCCCGAAGAACTCATCCTCGCCGAGAAAGAAGACCGCCGATGATCCGCAAAGAAGGCAAAGCGCGCTGGGTATTCGAGTGCGAGCCGTGCGGTGACCGCGTCGAAGCCTACGACCAGTTCAGAGCCACAGAGTACGGCCAATGGCACGAGAAAACAGCCGGGCACGGACAGGTCATGTTCGGGGAGGCGCTGAGCCGGGTATGGGACGCGCTCAGTGCAATCATCGAGCCGTACATTGAAGCCGCCGCTGAGATCGGCCGTATCTTCGAGCCGCCGAAGAACCTCCCGCACGATCCCAGCCTGTTGAAGGACCGCCGGAAATGGGGCGGACGATGAGCGTCTGTGAAACATGCGGGGCACTAGGCGGGGCACACAAGACATCCTGCACTGGCCCCGTCATGAACGAGCTCGGCAAGCCCAGACGCCGGCTAATCGTCCAAGAACCGCCCATGCACTTCATCCGCGGACCAATCGCTTCCGTGCTGCCCGAAGTCATCATGAGCATCCCCCAGGAAGCGGACATCACCATCACCGAAACCACCAACGACGGCGCCAAAGCACTCACCATCACCGCATCCTGGAACGAGGGCCAATGACCGGCAAACGGCACATCATCATCGACATCCCAGCGCCCGCCGACTGGATCAACTCCAACCAACGCCTCCACCGCATGCAAACCGCCAAACTCACCAAAGCCTGGCGGGCCGCAGCCACCAGGGCCGCGGAAGGCATCGGGCCACTCACAACACCCATCCACATCTACGCCCACATCTGGAAACCCCGCAGCAACCGCTACGACCCAGGCAACCTCTACCCAACCGCCAAAGCATGCGTAGACGGCCTAGTAGACGCCGGCCTACTCACCGACGACGACCACACCCGCCTCATCGGCCCAGACATGCGACACGGCGGCAAAGGCAACCCCCAACTCATCCTCATCATCGAAACACCCAAGGAGACAACGTGACCGCCGCGCCAGTAGTTCTCGACCCCGCCAGCGGATCCCGGATGTTCTATTTCGATAAGGAAGATGACCGGGTGCTCTTCGGCGACATCCGCTCCGAACAGCACGTCCTATGCGATGGACGGGCACTCAACATCAACCCTGACGCCATCGTTGACTTCCGCAACCTACCCTTCCCGGAAGGCAGCTTCAGCGTCGTTGTCTTCGACCCGCCGCACCTCGTACGCGCCGGACCGAAGTCATGGCAAGCCGCCAAGTACGGACGGCTCGACTCGGACAACTGGCAGGAACACCTGACAGCAGGCTTCGCTGAATGCTTCCGTGTGCTCAAGCCCGAGGGTGTCCTGATCTTCAAATGGAACGAAACCCAGATCCCAGTCAGTCAGATACTTGCCCTCACCGATCAAAAGCCGCTCGTAGGGCACAAGAGCGGCAAACAAGCCAAAACGCACTGGATCACATTCCTCAAGGGAGGCCAAGCATGAGCCTGAAAGACAACATCCACCAGCTCACCAACGAGCACATGACCTTTGCTCAAGACGGGTCCTTCCACAAAGCACCACCGCTCCTGGCCGAGCTCCGCGCCGCATGCGGATCCAACATGGGCGCCCAAGGCGGGGGATCAGGCGGGGCAGGCATGATCGTCAACCACAAAGCAGTAAAGCTTGAGATCGACATCAAAGAGAAAGCACTCGCTGACCACTTCGAGATGACCGGCAACGAGTACCAAGGCGGGCTCGTTGAACTCCTACGCGCATGGTCCATAGCCGCCGCCAGCGAATGGCAGCCATACCTTGAAGGCGTCACCCAAGAATGGATCAACGGCATCAAGGATCTACTCGTATCCAAGCGCCCACCGTGGCGCCCCTCCATCCCATGCCCAGCATGCGGACAAAGGTTCTACGGCCCCGAACGAGACCAATGCCTGGTCATTTACTACTGGGACGACGAAACCGAAACCGTTGCACCACCAGCCCAGTGGACAGCCAACTGCGACGGATGCAAAGCCGAATGGGCCGGCGACGAACTCAAATGGCTCCGAGCCGTCGCACTCAACACACCCACAACAGATGTTGCAGGAGTGGCAGGAGTGAATTAAGCTAAGTCCTGTCGAGGTCACAAGTCTCGAAAAACCAAGCCGGAACGCACAAGCGTCTCCGGCTTTTTGTTTGCCCTCTTCCCCCAGGAGGTCAGCATCTCGCAGTCCAGCGCACGGACACCGCCGCTCGTCGTGATGACGCCGGCACAAGGGGTAGGAGCTCAACAGGTGAGCGGCAACACGGAGGCGCATCCGTGGCGGCAAAGCAGCGGTTCGAACCCGCACTACTCCACTGATCGAAACGCACGCCGACTAAACCATTGAGGACCGCGGCTTAGCCCAGTAGATCACCACACCCCAGAGCTGACGGATGGGTAAGACCGCAGCAACGCCGGGTGGCGGTTCGGTGCACCTGCCGCCATCTGGCACCAATGCCCCATGTGAGGTGACCATGGCAAGCAGCCGGACAGGCACAGCCCAATGGCAGCGAGTACGCAAGCAACGGCTCGACCACGATAGGGACGCTGGCCTAACCAAGTGCCCACGATGCGGTATAGGCCTTGACTGGGTCTACAGTCGCCGACCCAACAGCCCAGAGCCAGACCACATCATCCCATGGTCAAAAGGCGGCCAAGACACGTTCGAAAACACCCGAACCATCTGCAGACAATGCAACCAACAACTCGGTGGGCTCCTAAACCGCAAGAAGCCAAGGCCTATTGTCCAGACCGTGGAACTCCAAACCGGTACAAAGTGGTAGTTTCACTCTCGGATAGGGGTTAGCAACAGGCCCCCAGGGGGTAGACCCCACCACCCCCCACCCGTCTAGCCCCACCCTGCATAGCGATCTCTCCCCGCGTTTTTTCCACAAGGCCCGTCAGGAGGTGGCGGTATGTCTAAGAGTCATATACGTGCTGTGGGCCCGGATGAGAAGGCTGAGCGGGTTGAGCCTAAGACGGTTCTTGAGGCTGCTGAGTCTGGTGATCGTGTTGCTGAGTTGACTGCCATGCGTCGTGTTATTGCCCGTGCTTTGGATAACGAGAACACCTCCCCTCGCGACCTTGCTGCCTTGTCTCGTCGCCAGATTGAGATCAGCAAGGAGATTGATGCTCTGAGGCGTCAGAAGCTCGAGGAGGAACGAGAGAGTGACATCTCCGCCGACGAAGAGTGGTCAGAGGAAGCTATCTGAGGTTGCGCGGCATATTTGCCGGCCGACTGGGATTGTTTCGACTGGGTTCCCGCCTGTGCGCGACCGGGCTAAGGCCATGGGGATGCCTTTGGATCCTTGGCAGGATGGTGCTGCCCGCCTAGCTTTGGCGAAGCGGGCTGATGGTCTCTATGCCGCCGGCATCGGTGGCGTTGTTCTTTCGATTCCTCGGCAGGTCGGCAAGACGTATCTGATTGCTGCTGTCGTTTTCGCTCTCTGCACTATCTTTCCGAATCTCACTGTTATCTGGACGGCTCACCGGACCAGGACTCACAACGAGACGTTCAAGAAGATGCAGGGCATGTCCCGCAAGCCGAAGATCGCCCCGTACATCGAGAATGTTCGGGCTACCAACGGTGAGCAAGAGATCATGTTCACAAACGGGTCCCGGATCTTGTTCGGCGCCCGTGAGTCCGGCTTCGGTCGTGGCTTCGACGAAGTTGACATCCTTGTTTTGGATGAGGCGCAGATCCTCACCGCTGATGCGATGTCGGACATGGTGCCAGCTACGAATGCGGCCCCTAATGGTCTGGTATTCATGATGGGCACGCCGCCGCGTCCTAAGGACCCCGGCGAGGTGTTCACGAACGTTCGCCAAGCTGCCTTGGATGGCGATCCGGACACTCTCTATATCGAGTTCTCAGCCGATAAGGGTGCGAACTTGGACGACCGGAAACAGTTGGCAAAGGCCAACCCGTCCTATCCTCACCGGACCAGCGATGCGGCTATTCAGCGCATGCGTAAGCTGTTGGGCTCGGATGAGAGCTACCGACGTGAGGCTTATGGCGAGTGGGATGAAGAAGCTCTCACTAAGAAGGCCATTAAGGTCACGGCTTGGGATGGGTTGAGGATCGGCCAGGACGATGTTCCGGATGATGACAGTCGGCAGGTCTTCGCGGTGAAGTTCGCGATTGATGGTTCGGCTGTTGCTCTCGCTGCGGCGAGACGGCCTGACGTCGGAGCAGTGCATGTTGAGGGCATCAAGATGTCCTCGATGGCGGACGGGACACGCTGGCTTGTGGATTGGCTGTTGGAACGTCATGAGCGCGCAGCGCAGATTGTCGTTGATGGCAAGTCCGGCGTCGGCTATTTGGTGAATGCGCTCATTGAGGGTGGTGTTCCGAAGTCGGTTATTTGGACTCCTGGGACTGATCAGGTGGTCGCGGCTCATTCAATGCTTGAGGCGGCCATCGTTTCCCAGGATAAGGAATTGTCCCACCTTGGCCAGAAGGACTTGGACGATCAAGTCAAGGCTGCTGAGAAGCGGAAGATCGGCGCCACTGGCGGGTTCGGGTGGGCTGCTCCGGAAGGCGAGAGCGTGGTTTTGCTGGATGCTGTGACCCTTGCCCATTGGGGCGTAAAGACGACGAGACGCCGACCAGGCAGAAAGGCGGGTTTCCTGTGAGTGCATGGACCGCCGCTGACATCACTGGTCTGCGTGTTGATAACGCGACCGATGATGAGCAGTCGAAGATTCGGAGTTTGCTTGCTGAGTGGAGTGCTCGTCGGGATAAGAACCTGAAGCGTTCCCTTTACTACGACGGTGAGCAGGCTTTCAAGGATCTGAACTTGATGCTTCCGCCGCAGTTGAAGAACGCGAAGTTCTATCTGGGCTGGGGCACGATGGCTGTCCGGAAGGCTGCGATTCGTTCGCAGTTTGAGGGTCTGCGCCTGCCTGGCTCTGATGATCCTCTGGGCTTGGGGAGGACGCTCACTGAGAACAACTTCGGGCTCGAACTGTCGCAGGGCATCGTGTCTGCTTACAAGCACGGCCCGGCTTTCGTGACTGTTGCCAAGGGTGACGAGGGCGAGCCTGATGTTCAGATCCAGTCGCACTCTGCTGAGACTTCCGCGGCTTTGTGGGACCGTCGCCGCCGGCGCATCAGTGCCGCGGTAACCATCTCCGCGTTCAAGGAAGACAAGCCGTCCGAGTTCATTGTGTACTTGCCGGACGTTGTCCTCCGCTGCGCTCGTAACTCGCTTGGCCGCTGGCGGGCTGAGCGGATCGAGAACAAGATCCGCCGCACCCTTGTGGAGCCCCTGACTTACGACCCGCAGTTGACGAAGCCGTTTGGCCGGTCAAGGATCACTCAGCCGGTCATGGCCCTGTGTGACATGGCTGTTCGCGCCTACGTCCGCATGGAAGGCAACGCGGAGTTCTACAGCTCCCCGCAGCTTGCCATTGAGGGTATTGATCCGGATTCGTTCGGTGAGGTTTCGGAGTCGAAGAAGTTCAAGCTGGCAATGGACCGGCTGATTGCTTTGACTCGTGATGCTGACGGTAATGCTCCGAGCATCAAGCAGTTGCAACAGGCAACGATGACTCCGCACTCGGACATGCTCCGTACTGTGGCGTCGGCGTTCTCTGGTGAGACTGGTATCCCCTTGAACTCGTTGGGTGTCATCCATGACAACCCGGCCAGCGCGGAGGCTATCAGGGCGGCCGAGCATGACCTTCTGATTGATGTGACCTACCAGAACAAGTATGTGCTGAGCAACGCCGTGGCCAACATTGCGCGGCTGGCGGCCATGGTTCGCGATGGGCTTACTGAGCCGCCGGCGGAGTCGTGGAAGTTGTCTGCCAGGTTCGCGGATCCGGAGTTCCGTTCGACGTCGGCCAACGCTGATGCTTACGTCAAGCTTGCTGGCGCCAATGAGGACCTAAAGAGCTCGCCTGTGTTGCTTGAGACGGTCTTTGATGATGACCAGGTTGAGCGGATTCAGGATGAGCGGAAGCTGAACCAGGCTGGCGGCTTGATCGGTCAGCTTCTCGGCGCTTCACCTGGCGGGGCGGTTCCGGATGATGCGGCTAAGGCTGACGCTGAGGTCCTGAATTTGAAGGCTGCCGCGCTGGGTACGCTTCGGCGCGCCGGCGTTGATGCTGAGTCCGCTGCCCAGCTTGTTGGTTTGGATGGCGTGAAGTTCATTCCGGGCCAGCCGATCACGATCCGCGCCGAGGGGGAATAGCTGAATGGTGGCACGGGAGGATATTGAGCAGGTCCGTGCCGCCAACAGCGAACTCTCTAAGCGCGTGAAGGACACTCTTGAGGCGTTCGTCCGATCACTGGACTTCACCCGCCCTGAGATGGTTCGTGATGCCCTGTTGGAGTTCATGCCTGTCCTGACGGCCCAGTATGGCTCTGTGGCGGCTTCGGTTGCGGCTGAGTGGTATCAGGAGCAGAGAGCTGCTGATGGGGCGTCTGGTCGGTTCCGTGTGGCTCTTGCGGCTAACGTGCCGGCGGACGCTGTTGAGTCGAAGGTTCGGTATCTTGCCAGCCATCTCTGGACGCCAACGCCTGAGGCAATTGTTGGTCCGCTGCTGACCGCTGCTGACAAGTACGTGAAGCAGCCCGGCCGGGCGACCATGGCTCTGAACGCTAAGCGTGAGGGTGTCGCGTGGGCCCGCGTTCCGACCGGGGCCAAGACCTGCACATGGTGCCTGATTCTGGCGTCTCGTGATGCTGTGTACGTTTCCGAGAGGTCAGCCAAGACGGGCAAGGACGGCGAGCACTATCACGGCGATTGCGACTGCCAAGCGGTCCGCATCGGGTCAAGTAATGACTACCCTCCTGGCTACCTGCCTGATGACTACTACGACATGTACCAGTCGGCCCGCGATGAGGCCGGCTCGAATGACGTGAAGGACATTGCCGCGGCTTTCCGGCGGCTGCACCCGGACGCTGTCAACGACGGCGTCCATGCCCACTAGATACTTCCGCGGTTCTCCCGCGAGGCGGTACGCGCCCGTAGCGCGGTTCATTATGCCCGACGGGGCCAAACGGAAAGGTGGTGTTTCGCCATGGGCGACACCGAGAACACCGCAGCAGCGGGAGACAACAACGATCAGGGCGGCAACGAGTTCAAGGCGCCGGCAACGCAGGCCGACCTCGACCGCATCATTCAGGATCGGGTGGCAAGAGTCCAGTCGAAGTATGCCGACTACGACGACCTCAAGGCGAAAGCCGGACAGGTTGAGGCTTTCCAGTCGCGCATATCTGAGCTGGAGTCCACAAATGGTGAGCTGACAGGCCAGGTGCAGACCTTCACGCAGGAAAAGGAACGAGCAGCGCTTGTTTCCGCCATCGCGAAGGACAAGAAAGTGCCGGCCGACGCTCTCCGCGGCACAACTAAGGAAGAGCTCGAAGCGCACGCTGACCAGCTCGCAGAACTCTTCAAGCCCTCCGGCCCGATTATCCCGGGCCAGGAGAGCACCCCAGGCCAGGTGCCGGGCAGCCCCGAACGGAAGTTCGTAGGCAGCTTGTTCGGCTCCGAATAAACGAAAGGCAACACCATGGCTGTATTCGGTACAACCGAAACCAAGGTCCTGCTTCCCCGCAACATTGCGGATGGCATGATCCAGCAAACCCGCACCACGTCCACCGTCGCCAAACTGTCCGGGTCCGAGCCGCAGCGCTTCGGCGAAACGGACTACATCGTGTTCAACGGCTTCCCCAAGGCTGAATTCGTGGAGGAAGGCGCCAACAAGGCGTCCACCACCGGCGGATTCACCAGCGTCACGGGCAAGCCTCACAAGGCGCAGGTCACCATGCGCTTCAACGAGGAAGTCCAGTGGGCTTCTGAGGACTACCAGCTGGATGTAATGAACCAGCTCGCCGGTGCCGGGCAGACCGCGCTTTCCCGCGCTCTGGACTTGGGCCTGTACCACCGCATCAACCCGCTGACCGGCACGGCCATCACTGCGTGGGACAACTACCTCACGTCCACCACGAAGCGCGTGGAGATCAACACGGCCGAAGCTGACGCAGACCTCCGCGCCGCTGTCGGCTTGCTGCTCAACGCGGACACCTCTTGGGGCGTCAACGGTGTGGCAATCGATCCCCGCTTTGCATGGTCGCTGGCCAACCTGCAGAGCAAGAACGCTGACGGCTCCCCGTCCGGTGTTCAGCGTTACCCGAACCTCGGATTCGGCACGGATGTCACTTCCATCCTGGGCATCAACGCCGCTCAGGGCAATACCGTCGGCGGCACCCCGGAAGCCACTGACACGAAGGTTCGCGCCATCGTGGGCGATTTCCAGAACGGCATCCGCTGGGGCGTGCAGCGTGAACTGCCCGTCGAGCTGATCCGCTTCGGTGACCCGGACGGTCAGGGCGACCTCAAGCGCAAGAACCAGATCGCGCTGCGCCTGGAGGTTGTCTTCGGCTGGTACGTCTTCGCTGACCGCTTCGCCCTCGTTGAGGATGCTGCCTGATGCCGCGCCTTGTGAACTCCCAGACGGGAGTCATTGTGAACGTGGACGAAGAGACGGCCGAGAACCTTGGGCGTGAGTGGTCCGCCGCGAAGAAGGCCCCGGCTAAGGCTCCGCCCGCGGCAGAGGCGAAGCAGGAATCCAAGTAACTAGGAGGTCAGGCCAATGGCTGATGTGACACCGTTCCCTTTCGCCACGTTGGGCGAGTTGAAGGATCGTTGGCCTGACTTCCCGGTTGGTGCTGAGGCCTACGCGACAACCCAGTTGGAGGACGCGAGTCAGTTCATTCTGGACACGGTTCCGACTGCTGGGGCGGCTGATCCGAAAACTCGCCGGCGGATTGTTTGCGCTGTCGTCAAGCGGGCCATGCCCGAATCTGACGAAGCTGGCATGGAATCTATCCAGCAGTCTGGCGGTCCGTTCTCGCAGACGTTCAAGCCGGTAAACCCGAACGGTGACTTCTACCTCACGAAGCAGGAGCGCAGAGCTCTTGGTGACGGGGCGCAGAAGGCCTTTGGTGTGAGTATCGCGGGGCCCTGCAATGCCACGCATCTTCCGTGGTGCAATCTGAACTTCGGCGCGACGTATTGCTCTTGCGGTGCGGACATTGCTGGCGAGCCGATCTATGAGGGTGCCTGATGGGCATCGTCCGGCGGTTCCCAAGGAAGTGGCGCACTGCTGTGGTGGTGCTGCGTGGTGGTGGTAGGGACTCGAAAGGGAACCCGCTGCCGGTCACGGAGATCCCTTTGACGGACTGCATTGTGGGTCCGCGGGCGACGTCTGAACCGACTGACCGTGCTGACCTGATCTCAAGCACGGCGGTCCTGTACCGGGATCCTGACCCTGACTTTTCGTTTCTCCCGAAGGACCGCGTGCGGGTGCCCGTGGGTGCGCGCATGGCTGGTGAGTGGTCGGTTGATGGTTTGCCAGGTGAGTGGCCGCTGGGTGATGAAGTCGCGTTGGTGAGGTCCTGATGGCGTTACGAAGCGTCAGGGGTTCGCGGACGTACAAAGCCGACGATTCTGGGCTGAAGGAACTCGGCACTGTGCAGTCGGTTGGCGATGCGACTCTGGCCGCTGCGAAGCGGCTTGCTGGTAATGCTGAGGCTGTTGGCCGTGGTACTTACGAAGCTGCCCCGACGACAGTAACCGCGGGCTGGGATAACGAGCTCCGCGCAGGCGCAGTGGTCCGTGAGAAGTCGCCCAACTACAAGGACGCCAGGGACTCGATCCTGCGACGTGTCATTGAGTCCATGAAGGTGGTGGAGCGGTGATTGATGGTCTGGTTTTCCCTGATGTCCGGGAGTGCCTGAATGACCTAGTTGACGGTACTGAGCATCTAGGCGAAATGGTCCGGATGGTCTGGCATCTGCCGGCCGATAAGTATGGATCTCTTGAGGGCCCGTTCCCGGTAGTGCTGGTGTACACGAATGGCGGAACTGAGGGTTACATCGATCGTGTGGACCGGGTGACGTTGGAGTGCTACGCGCCTGGCACACAGGCGGTGAACACTTTGGAGTCCATCAAGGCTTTCATTTGCGGCACGGACATTGAGACCCATCACGGCTACCTGGACGGCATCAAATCTGATCAGGTCCCCGAGGATATCCCCTATGCCTCGGACACGTTGAACAAGGCGTCGGCGACTTTCACAGTCACGTCCCGCCCCCTCTAAGCCCCTACCGGGGACAAACAATTCACATTGCCCTTGAAAGGGGTTCATTGCCATGCCAACTTTTGACACACTCCGCCAGGAATCTGATGACCGGACACTGATCCGGAAAATTCAGAAGGCCATCATCATGCTCCGTGTTTCCACGGAGGCGCTGCCCACCACGCTGTTCGCCAGCGGCGGCGGGCTGGTTGATTTCAAGGCTGAAGGGTGGCTCCCTGTTGGGATGATCACGCCTGATGGCATCGAGTTCGGGCGTGACATTTCCGAAGAGGACGTCCAAGCGTTTGGTTATAGCAGCGCTCAGCGAACGGACGTGACCGAGGTTGCCCGCTCGCTGACATTCACAGGCCTCGAACATGGCCGCCGGCACATGTTGGAGCTCTCCCTGGGCACTGACTTGGAAGCTGTCACCCAGAACCAGACGACGGGCGAGGTTGTCTTTGATGAGCCGGAGATGCCGGTGAATCAGGAGTACCAGGCCCTCGTGCTTGGTGCTGATGGTCCGGCTGATAATCAGTGGCTCCTTGGCCGTGCTTACGGGGCTGTGAAGCTTTCGGGCACGGACAGCCAGAAGTGGGCGAGCTCTGACCCGCTGACCACGCCGATCACGATGAAGGTTCTCACGGATGCCGAGACCGGCGTTCCTCTGCGTCACTTCATGGGCGGCACCGGCGCGCTGAAGGCGAAGGCCACTTTGGGCTTCACCGCAGCCACTCCGTAACCCACAGACCGCGGGCCTCGCCACTTTTCCGGGTGGTAGTGGCGAGGCTCGCTTCAAACCTTTCTAACCACCCGCCCCATGCGCGAAAGGGATAGATCATGCCCCGATTCATTTCCAAGGACGGCCAGACCGTCGTTGAAACGTCCGTTCCCCTCGAAGCTGCTGAGCTTCGTTCCCGTGGATTCACTGAGCAGAAGGCCAAGACGGCTGCCGTGAAGGAATCCGACGCGGCCAAGCCCGCCCCCGCTCCCAGCAAGTAAACCAAACCACCACCACCCGGAGGTATCACCATGGCAAACGACAAGCCCACCATTCACCTGTCCCTCTCGGCCCTTGAAGCTGAGGTCTCGAAGCCGGAAGCGTTCGTGCTGGCGCTCTCTGGCGGCAAGCGTGTCACGTTCCCGGACCTTTACGACATGCCCGCCGATGAGGCGAGCGAGTTCTTCAAGGACCTCGAAGAGACGAACCAGAACGACTTTGACTTCCTTCAGAAGTGGCTCACCCAGAAGGACTTCGAAGCCTACAAGGCTGAGAAGATCCCGCTGCGTGTTCATGCGGCCCTGATTCAGCGGGTCATGGACTACTACGAGCAGACGGTTGGGAAGCCGGGGGAAGGGCGCGCCTCTGCGAGCTCCTAACCCGCTACCGTCCGCAGATCCGCGCTGACCTCGCACATGAGTACCCAGGCGTTGATCTTGCGGAATGGTTTGCGGGCAAGCGGTGGGTGGCGTTGCTCGAGCTAATCGATATGCTGCCCGCCGCTAGCCGGCTCAATGAGGCGATAGCGAATGACCCTGAAGCGGCGAAGGCCATTGCGAACGCCAGCCAGGGCAAGGAGATGGAGCCGTGGACGCCGCGTGCGGCCGAGTGGGATCTTCACGCGACCATTCTTGGGCAGATTGCGACGGGCATCGAAGTGCTGACGGCGACGACGATCAAGGTCAACGGCGGCAAGCCGGGCGATGTGAAGCCCTTCCCGACACCCAAGACAGAGATTCAAGCGGCCATGAAGGCTGCTGAGCGTGCATGGGCTGTGCAGTTCGCCGGCCAGTTTGGTTTCTCCGCGGAGGACCTGTGACAACTCAATAGGAGGCCCCGTGCCCGTCATCGGCGTAGCTGAAGTTCTGGTCAAGCCATCGTTCAAGGGGGCTCAGCAGAGTGTTGCCCGCGAGATGGACGGCATCGCTGAAGAGTCTGGCAAGTCTGCTGGATCCAAGATGGGCACGGCCCTCGGCACGGCACTGAAGGTGGGCGCCGTTGCTGTCGGAGGTGCGGCCATCGCCGGGCTGGGCGTGGCGCTGACAAAGGGCTTTGGCCGGTTGCAGGCTATCGAGAACGCAAAAGCCAAGCTCAGCGGCTTGGGCCATGACGTCGAAACTGTCACTGGCATCATGAATGACGCCATGGCGGCCGTCAAAGGCACAGCATTCGGGCTTGATGAGGCCGCGACAGTTGCCGCGGGGGCCGTGGCCGCCGGCGTGAAACCGGGCAAGGACCTGGAAAAGACACTGCGTCTGACCGGTGACGCTGCAACTATCGCCGGCGTAGGCATGGGCGAGATGGGCGCCATCTTCAACAAGGTGGCCTCATCGAACAAGATTCAGGGCGATGTCATCGCTCAGCTCAACGATGCTGGCATTCCGATTGTGCAGCTCATGGCGAAGGAACTTGGCAAGACTGCTGAGGAAACCGTGAACCTTGCCTCTGAGGGCAAGATCAACTTTGAGATTTTTCAGAAGGCCATGGAGAACGGTCTTGGCGGGGCTGCGCTTAAGTCCGGTGACACCCTGCAGGGCGCCTTCAAGAACACCATGGCGGCAGTCGGACGTATCGGCGCCAGCCTTCTCTCTGGTGTTTACCCGAGGATTCGTGACTTTTTCGCCGGCGCTATTGAGTGGCTGAAACCGCTTGAAGAGGGCGCGAAGGTCGCTGGTGCTGCTGTTGGGGCATTCCTGGGCAGGGCTCTTGATGGCGCGCAGGGCCTCTATGACCTAATCGTCAAGGGCGACTTCACTGGAAAGCTGACTGCCGTGTTCGGTTGGGAGGAAGATTCCCCGTTCGTTGACTTCCTCCTGCGGGCACGAGATGGGGCCATCGGCCTCTATGACCTGCTGGTCAAGGGCGATTACACGGGCATGCTCCGGCGCGCCTTTGGGTGGGAAGAAGACTCCCGGTTCGTGGATTTCCTGCTGACCATCCGGGACACCGTGATGAAGATCCCGGATGCGTTGAAGAAGGTCGTTGACGTCGGCGGCGATGTTGCGAAGTTCCTTTGGGACATGCGAACACCCATCACGGTCATCTCTGGGTTGATTGTGCTGGCGTTAATCCCGCACTGGGTGACTCTCGGCGTTGAAGCTCTGAAATCAGCAGCCCAGCAGAAGCTGGCTTGGGTGATGGCTCAGGGCGCGGCGGTCAAGTCCACATACGTGCAGCTATGGGGCCTCGGCGTCATTGTTGCCGGCTGGGTTCTGGCTGGCACGCAAGCAACGATTCAGGCTGTGAAGATCGCGGCTGGCTGGCTGATTGCTATGGGCCCGGTTGGTTGGATCATCGGCATCATCGCGGCTGTTGTGGCCGCTTTCGTGTGGGCTTACAACAATGTGGGCTGGTTCAAGGACGGCGTTGATGCGGCCATGCGCTGGATCGGCGACGTGGTTGCGAACGTATTCAATTGGGTTCAGGACGTCATACGAGGCGTTGTGGATTGGTTCGCTGGCACGGCTCTTCCTGCATGGGATGCGGCTATTCAGGCTGTTGGTGGCTTCTTCAACTGGCTCTGGAATGACGTGATCAAGCCGGCGTTTGATGGCATCGCGGCGGTCATCGCGTGGGTCTACAACTCGGTGATCAAGCCTGTTTTTGATGGGATCTCGACGGCGGTCAACGTTGTGGGGGCCATTTTCAACTGGTTGTGGCTGAACGTTTTGAAGCCTGTGTTCGATTCGGCGAGCGTCATCATTGGCGGGTTTTACCTGTTCTTCCGTGGCGTGTTCCAGGTCATTGTGTCGATCATCATGAACATCGTTGTGCCGTTGTTCCAGTACTTCTGGGACCGCATGGTCGAGGCGTTCGTTGGGATCGGCAACACTATCGCTGATTGGTGGAACGCGGCGGTTGCGATCTTCAACACCGTCGTGACGTTCATCCATGATGTTTTCGCCGCGGCGTTCACGTGGCTGTATGACTACGTGATCAAGCCTGTGTTCGATCTGATCGGCACGGCGGCTACGTGGCTGTGGAACAACGTGTTGAAGCCGACGTTCGATTCGTGGGTTTGGTTCTTCACGAAGGTCATCCCTGATGCGTTGAACTGGCTTTACGCGAACGCTATCAAGCCCGTGTTTGATGCTATCGGGTCCGCGGTCAATTGGGTGTGGCTGAACTTGCTGAAGCCCATCTTTGACACGTGGGTGGACATCTTCATGGTGGTCATCCCGAACGCTTTGAACTGGCTGTACACGAACGGCATCAAGCCTGTCTTTGACAGCATCGGTGGGGCGATCAAGTCGGTTTGGGACACGGTCATTAAGCCGGTGTTCGACTTCCTGACGAAGGCGATTAATGAGGAAATCCCGAAGGCGTTCGAGACTGGTGTTGCTGCTGTCAAGAAGGCTTGGGACACGATCCAGGACATCGCTAAGGCGCCGGTGCGGTTCGTTATCAACACGGTCATCAATGATGGTCTGATTGGTGCGTTCAACACCATCGCTGGTTCGTTGCCGGGCGTGGATAAGCTGCCCAAAGTTGCTCTTCCGGCTGGGTTCGCTGAGGGAGGTTACACGGGCGACGGTGGCAAGTACCAGCCGGCGGGCATCGTGCACGCCGGAGAGTTCGTGTTCACCAAGGAGCAGACGGCCCGGGCTGGTGTTGGGAATCTCTACGCGATGGCTAAGGCGCTTGCTGGCTATGCGAAGGGTGGCCTTGTCCGTCCCATTGGCAGCGCCACGGTTTCGCAGCCATTCAGCGGCACACACAATGGCATCGACTTCGCTGCACCGACTGGTTCGCCGGTTGTTGCGGCTGGTCCTGGCCGTGTGTCTTCCGCTGGCTGGTCGGCGTATGGCGGCGGTAACGAGATCCACATTGATCACCCGAACGGGTTGCAAACCTGGTACGCGCACCTTTCATCGTTCGCGGTGAAGATGGGGCAAATGCTCACGGCCGGCACGAAAATCGGCGAGGTTGGTTCGACAGGCAATTCCACCGGCCCGCACTTGCACTACATGGTGCTGGATGGTGGGTGGCCGAACTACCGGAACCCTGCCGAGTATCTGAACGGTGGGGGCGAGTCTGGTTCTGGTGGCGGGTGGAATTTCGACCCTATAGCGCCGATCATTGACGGCCTCGTTTCCCTGTTCAAGCTGACCTTCCCGGCTGGCGGCATGATGGCTGACATGGCCATCGGCGTTGGCAAGAAGGCTCTGACGACCGCGTCAGACTTCTTGACTGGCAAGGCTGGGAAGCGGCCTGAGGGCGGCAAGGACAACATCGGTTCAACTGGCCTGCCTTACCTGTACGACAACGGCGGGGTCCTGAACCCGGGCCTGACTCAGGTGTTGAACGCGAGCCGCAAGCCGGAAGCGATCTACACCAATGAGCAGAACCGGGCTTTGCAAGCCCTTGCCGAACGGGGGGCCAGTGGCCACAGCCGACCTGGCGTGAACATCGAGAACCTTCATGTTCGTGATGAAGACGAGATGGTTCGTCGCCTCGAAACATCGCAGCGTGACGCGCTTGCGGTCTACGCCTAAGGAGTCTCATGGGTATCAGTTATGCGATTCCTTACCGGCCGCCGGCGCCTAAGGCGAGTCCTTGGACGCGGTTGCGGATGACGTGGACGGCTAAGGGTGTGACGTGGCCGTTGACTAGCCCGGCATCGGGAATGTTCCTGATGCCGGGCGTCCGGGGTATGGGCGCTGTTTCCACGGAGCGGCATTCGACGGCTTCGCCGGCGGTTGCTGGATCACGGCATGAGGGGACCTCGATCCTTGACCGTGAGGTGTTCTGGCCGATCCACATTTTCTCGGACAAGCGCCTGGATGATGAGGCTGGTTCTCTGGCGTGGATGGAACGTGACCGTGCTTTTTGGCGGGGCATGGACCCTGACGATACGGGCGTTTGGGAGATCACTCTTCCGGATAGCACGAAGCGGCGGTTGCTGCTGAGGTTCCGTGATGATGGGGACCACACGTTCACGACTGACCCTATGAGACATGGGTGGCAGTCGTATGGGCTGAAGTTCGTGGCTGAGCGTCCGTTCTGGGAGGGTGACCCGGTTGTTAGGTCTTGGAAGAATGGCGAGTACCAGCCGTTCTTCGAGCAGAACGGGCCGCACCTGTTCAATATTGGGTCTGGTGCTGAGATTTCTGAGGCGACCATCGACAACCTGGGTGATGTTGAGTCGTACGCCCGTTGGTTCATCGACGGGGAAACCACTGAGGCTTCGGTGGGTGTGAACGGTCTGGTTGTTGAGGTTCCGTTCGATGTGCCGCTGGGCAAGTGTCTGGTGATCGATTCGGACCCGGATCTTATAGGGGCGACGATGTACGACATCGCGCCTGGCGCTGAGGGCATGAAGCCTTCTGAACGCGTGATTGGTGTTGACATGGTCAACCCCGTTGACCGTTCAGCGGATCTTGGTGAGGCGGACTTTGCGCCGATCCCACCCGGGGCGAGCGTCCCGTTGTCCTTGTCCCTTGCTGGTACCGGCGCCGTGGAAGCACTGTTGCCGTCACTGTATCGGAGGGCGTGGTGAACGCGTTCCGGATCGGCGTGTACGACAAGGACAGGCTGTTCCGGTGTCAGATAGGTAACCCGTCCGCGTTGTCCGCGATTGTGCGGCACAACCTGATGGGGACGTTGAGCATGACGGTCCCGTTGTCGCATCCGAAGCTTGGCGAGCTCATGGCTGATGGTGCTCGGTTGAAGGTGACGTTCAAGAATGAGCACCTGATTTCTGGTCCTGTCACTGCTGAGGAAGGCGAGTCGAACGGTGTGGACGGGCGGGTGACGTTCACGGTGGAGGATGATTTCCGTGTGTTGAGGGACATCCTTGGTTGGCCGGTTCCTGGTTCGCCGCTCACTGCCCAATCTGCGGAGTATCGGACGTACACGGGGAATGCTGAAACGATCATCAAGACGGCGGTGACTGAGAACGGCGTGAACCGTCTCGCTGTCCCTGGCCTGTCAGTGGCGACGAATGCGAACCGTGGCGCCGTGGTCCCGGGTGGTGTGCCTCTCCGGATGCACCCGCTCATGGATCAGATGTTCCCGGCGCTCGAGGTGGCTGGCATTGGTGTGCAGGTCCGGCAGGTTGGTGGTGGGCCTAGTGTCCCCGGCAGCCTTGTGCTGGACGTGTATGAGCCGCAGTTGTTCCCTCGGAAGTTGTCGGTGAAGGGCCGCACGTTGAAGACGGCGAAGTGGACCCGCACCCGCCCGACGAGCTCACGTGTTGTTGTGGCCGGGCAGGGTGAAGGTGTTGACCGTAAGTTCCGGCAACTCATCGACACTGCCCGTGAGGATCAGTTCGGGATGCGTGCTGAGACGTTCCGGGATGCGCGGGATGACAACACTGATTCGGTGTTGGATGCGCGTGGCCGGGAAACCCTGGATGAGAACGGGCCCAAGAACGGCCTCTCATTGGATCTCGCCGGCACTGGCATTTTCCAGTACGGCGGCCCGAACGGTTTCCATGTTGGCGACCGCGTGCCGGTGGACATCGGTAACGGCGTGGTCATCACGGAGACAATCCGTGAGGTCAAACTGACGTGGAAGTCCAAGGATTATGCCCTGATTGAACCCTCCATCGGAGAAATCACTAACCAGCCTGCGCGGATTATGGCGCAGCGACTTGCGGCCGTTTCTAAACGGTTGCGGAACCAGGAGCGTCTCTGATGCCAGTGGAATTCACTTCTCGCGGTTATGACACCACGCCGGCGAAACCGTATAACGAGGATGCGTGGGCGTTGGCTCACTCGACGGCGCCTATTGGGGCGTCCCGATATGGGGTGTCTGGTGCGAATGATTGGAAGGTCAGTATTGTTGCGGGCGCTACCCGTACGGTGTCGATCTCTCCGGGCACGGGGTTTGGTTGTGGTGTCACTGATCAGACTTTCGAGAATGAGACGCTGCAGTTCCCGCCGTCCGCTTCTGGCACTCGCTGGGACACGGTTGCTGTGCGTCGTGATTGGACACCGACTGCTGGTGAGTCGAAGTTCTATATCATTCCGGGCGGATCCACACGCGCTATCTCCGGTGCGCGCTTGTCCGGCCCGGGAACCATAGACGACCAGCCCATTGCTTTGGTGCCGATCATTGAGAACCAGACCCAGCCGGGTGAGATCGTGGACATCCGGTGCTGGGCATCTGCTGGTGGTGTGTTCGCGAAGGACGGCGTGGCGTTGCAGTACCTCGCGCAGCTCGGGGCGACGGCAACCATCGGGTATGAGCAGTTCCAGTACATTCTTGGCGACAATGATTCGCCTGCTTGGGTGAATGTCGGCGGTGTGATGCGCGGCCCGGTGCCGCTGACGTTCGACACGAACACTTACCGGCAGCAGGGCACCTGGATGAAGAACGCGGTGAAGGATGCCGCGGTGTCCAGGATTGGCCGGCGCGTGGAGCTGCAGGGTGGCCTGGCAAACAAGATCCCGATCCACTACGACGTACGTGACATCAACAAGCCGCTGACTGAGTACACGCTGGCTACGGTCCCGGCAGAGTTCGCACCCAAGGCCCCGAGTGACATGGTCACTCCGGTACTGGTGAACGCGTACCAGTGTGACATCAGGGTGACGCCTGCCGGTGAAATCAAGATCAGCTTCAAGCTCGGCGCCGGGACTCTTGGCAGCAAGATCCCTGAGGGCGAAATGGTCTTCATGCTCGGCGGGCTCGGGTGGTACGTGTGAGAGGGGCCGAACATGCCGCATAGGTTCACCGGACACCGTCTCGCTAACCTCTACGCGCAGCCCTTCGAGGCTGGCATTGCTTTGATCCTGATCATCACCGGCGCGCTGGTCATGTTCGATGAGAAGTTCACGCCTTCCTCCATCAGTGTGCTGGCGCCGCCGTGGAACGTTCTATTCCGGCTGCTGTTACTGGTGGCCGGTGTGCTGATGTTCGCCGGCCTGATCCGGGGCAAACACCGCTGGTCTTTCGGGCTGGAAATGGTTGGCATGTCCCTCGCCGCAGTCGTTTTCCTCACTTACTCGGCTGGGCTGCTTGAGGGTGTCGCGACTAACGGGCAGCACCGTTCCGCGATGGGCAGTCTAACTTACGCCATTGTTGCTGCGGCCTGCGTGATCAAGGTCCGGGCCCTGTGGATCGAGGCCCACAACCGGCTGATGTTGATCAAAGAGTTGCCGCTGCCGCGGGAGGACGAAACTACATGAACGACATCATGCCGCTCATCCTGAGCGCCGGCACACTGGGTGCGATTGCGACAGTGGTGGGTGTCCTCGTGAACCGCCGGAATGTGAAGTCTGAGGCTAAGGCCCGGGACTTGAAGACGCCGGCTGAGGTGGACAATCTTGTGGCCACGACGCACCGGGCGAACCTTGACGCTGTCCTTGCTGTGAACGCCACCTTGTTGGCGAACAACGGCAAGCTTCAGGAGCGTTTGACGGCTGTTGAGGAAACCCAGAAGGACCAAGGCCGGGCACAGGCTGAGCTTGGCGCGTTGGTGGACATGTTGCAGCGGGGCCTGGCGTCGGCTTACGCGTACATCACGACGCTGTTGAAGATCATCGAGGACCACCTCCCGCATGTGGAGATCCCGACGCCTCCCAAGGGCTACAAGCCCACCACGGAAACACCCGAGCAGGAGGCATCGTAACCATGGGCTATCTCTTCCCTTTCCCTCGCAGCGTCCGCAGGTCGCAGGACTTCGGCGCTAATCCTGGCTGGGGCCCTAACCCGCCGGGCGGCCATAACGGTGACGATTGGGCTGTCCCTGTGGGCACGCCTGTCAGGGCCGCCGGCGACGGCGTTGTTGTGTTCGCTGGCCAGTTCGATGACACGTACGCGGACAACTTCGGTTGGAACTTGATGTACGGCGGCTTGATGGCGGTCCTGAACATGGACGGCGAGACGGCCCCGTATTTCGAGTACGGGCACAACTCGAAGCTTCTAGTCTCCACGAATCAACGTGTGAAGCGCGGCCAGATCATCGCGCTCTCTGGTAACACTGACGGCGGCACGAACATCAGCACTGGCCCTCACTGCCATGTTGGGTGCTTGCCGTACAACTTCAATCTCAACAGCAACACTTATGGCCGCGTCAACCCCCGCTTGTTCATGACGGACTACTGGGAAGACGAAAAGGGCTCAATCGAATCCGCCGGCGAAGCCACGACCCCCATCCAGGAAGAGGACGACATGTTTACCGATGCTGACCGCAAGACACTTACCGAGGTCCAGAACGCGCTCATCCGGGGCGGCGAGTCGATGCTTTATGGTGCGTCCATTCAAAAGCTCATTGATGACGTGCCCCGCCGCGTTGCTGAGTATCCGGTTCTTCGGAATGGCAAGACGGTGCGGTGGATCCAGGACACGGCAAACGGGACCACGAACACTGATGTCCTGATCAACGATGTCATCCCGCGGCTGGCTGAGGAACTGAAGATCGACCCGGCCGTTGTGCGCGGGGCTTTCGAGGAAGCCGTGAAGGGCGCTCAGCTCACTGTGACCATCGGCAAGGAGGAACCAGCTAATGGCTGATCATGCCGCTCCGGTGAGTGTGAAGACGGATGCCCTGAATCGGGCGTGGCGGACCTTGTACACGGGCATCATCTTGGATGCTCTGGTGCTGATCGGTACTGGGCTGACGTCGTTGCTGACTGAGCATGACATCACGACCCAGGCTTTCTGGGTGACGTTCGGGATCCTGATCGGCAAGTCTTTGCTGACATCGCTGGGTTCGTTCTTGCTGCGCCTCAAGGTCGCACCGAAGCCGGCTACTTAACCCACCACCCACTTTTCGGGGCGGACCAACAAGCTGGTCCGCCCCACTGTTTTTAAGGAGCCCCGCTGTGGCTGATTACCCGATTGGGATGGAACTGGTTGTTGACCCGGACAACCCGATGAATGTTGTGGTGAACGGTTCGGTGGGGATCTACGCGCCGGAAGACACCGCGGGCACGACGTTGCTGCCGTTGAAGGACCTGAATGGCTTCCCGCTGGCCAACCCGTTGACGTCGAACGCTTACGGGTTCACGCCCGGGTTCCTAGCACCACTCCCGCAAGTCCGTTGGAAGTCCGGCGAATTCAGCAACGTCTACAACTCGTACATCGGCCTCAGGGACGAAGCAGTAGCCGCCAAAAACGCCGCCCAAGACGCACAGGCAGAGGCGGCCAGTGCTGGGGCGAACGCTGCTGACGCGGCCGCTGGCGCCCTCGCCGGTGCCGTGGGTAACGCCCAGACGGCACAGACCGCGGCCACCAACGCCGCCAACGCAGCAGCAGCCGCACAAGCCGCAGCGGAAGCAGCCGCCGAAGCCGCGGCAGGGGCGGCCGGTGGGGCTGCCATCCGAGAAGACCCAGCCAACCCAGGATTCTACTTTGTAGCTGCTGGCGGGCAACTCAGCCCAGACCCGTCCAACCCCGGATTCTTCACCGTGACAGGAGCATGACCCAATGACCCAGAGAATTGTTTCCGTGGGGGACGACTTCGCACTCCCCGCCGGCACCAAAGTACTCGACGGACACCTCCCCACCCGCCTCGGAACAACGGCACTTAATGCCACTTATGGCACGGTCATCTACCCTCTCTCCAAAGGCGCGGTGGGCGATGGTGTAGCCAACGATTCAGCAGCCTTGGCTGCCACGATGACTGCCGCATCAACGGGAACCATCGTTGATCTTGGTGGGCGAACCTACAAGGTTGGTTCGGTCCTTTCGATCAACAAGTCTGTTCAGATTCGCAACGGGTCCATCATCTCTGATGTTGATCGGGTGGCGGTGGTCAGCGCCGCCAACGTGGTCCTAGATAAGGTGAAATTCATCCGGACGGGGCCAAGGACGGCCAACTCTGGAGCGCTGACGCTCAATGCCGCAGCAGCTACTCTTATCGATGTCACTGCCACAACCACCATCGGCGAAGGTCTGCGGATGGGCAATGGTAACTGCAACGGAACAGTGATCCGGGGAGGCTACTTCGCTACGTCTGACCCAAACGAATCGTTCGGCATTCAGCTTGTCTCTGGCCCTGCCCACAACTATGACATCAAGGTTGAGGGAGCCACGATCCGCAACACTGGATACGGGACAGGTATCGGGTTCTACAACTGCTCCCGTTGCACCCTTTCCAAGAACGACATCCGCGGAATACGCAGGTCCCCGCTGATGACACTCACGGGCTGGACGCTCGTTTCGGGCACGGTCTACAAGACCCTGGATCGCACTGACACGCAGACCAATGCGCTCTACGTCAACGGCACCGAGTACAGAAAGGACGCCAACGAGACCACCACCACGCCGGGAGCAACCTTGTACACGGTCCCGGGTGATGGATATCTCTACCTCAATACCGGCGTTGACCCGTCCACGCAGACAGTCCAGTCAACGCGAACCAACGGTTACGGTGCACTCATGTACGCCACGACGAGTGAAGCTATGGGCATGTCTGACAACCTCATCTCCCACAATTACATCGAGGACACTGACGGATTCGGGATCTACTACCAGACGCTGGAGAACATCCCGAAGAACAACCGCACCTTGCAGAACACGCTGCGCAACGTGTGCCTCACAGGCGTAACTGTTGGAGACCTGCCATTCGCTGGCATCGGAGTTTTCGGAGGCCTGGATGTCCAGCTTGACGGGGACATCATTGACGGAGCGGGTTCTGTTGGCACGCCTGCCCCGGGCGTGAGCTTCAAAGCCAGCGTGGGCGTCCCTCACATGACCGCATCGTTGCGCGGAGTCACAGTCAAAAATGGCAAGGGAAACGGCATCCGTTTCGCGCCTGGGACGTGGCGCTGCACGGGGCTGAACATCTTGGACAATGCCGGGGAAGGAATCACCAACGGCACTGTCATTACTGGCGACATCTTGGATATCGAACTCGCCGGATGCGTCATCATGCGCAATGGCTCCAACGGTGTCTACCTCGAAACGACATCAACAGGCGAGATTCGCCCCCGCATTCTCGGCGGCAAATACACTGACAACACTGTCCGAAACATTACACTTGGCCGCTGCCGTGACGTTTATATCGGCGGCGGCCTCATCAGCTCCGGGGCTGGCACGGCTGGCATCAACCTGACCAGCACAAACCAGCGCGTCGTACTGGACGGAGTCTTCTTGCGTTCCGGCCTGGGCATTACCGTACAGGCGGGGATTACTGACCTGACAATCACGAACATCGTCAATGACGGATCGTCAGGCACGAAGCTGAACGTGAATAGCTCACCCTACAAAGTGGGCGGAACTACCGGGTTCGGAACGCAATGGCGTTGTACCGGAACCCCCGAGGGGCAGATCACTGCCGCTATTGGCTCAATGGCTGTGCGTACTGACGGTGGCGCCGGGACTACGTTCTACGTCAAGGAGTCCGGTACCGGCAACACTGGGTGGATCGCTAAGTAGCTTCGGCTGGACCAAAGCCAGCGCACCGAAGATGAGCATCCAGAAGTAGCCCTGCTGGAGTGCTGCGGAAGTCAATGAGAATCCGATGATGACCGCAAGCACTCCAGCCGGGGCGCTGTCTACACCTTTGACAATGGCCCGAATGATCAGAAACGCCAGCACCACGTAAACGATGGCGAACGCGAACCCCATCGCCAAGCCGCCTTGGAACCACGCTCTAAGCAAGACATTGTGCGTGAGTGTGAACATGTCAAAGGTCGCGCCAGACTTATCGTCCAGACCGCGCCCGAATAGCGGGTCGCTCTGGATACCTTCCCACGCGAAGGCGTATGTGTACTGACGAATGTCGAGTGTGCTGATTGCACCAGTCTGTCCGGTGACTTGTGCGATGCGTTCTATTGGGTTCCGCAACACTCCACTGCTATCCAGTTGGGCGAGGCCCCAAAGCACCACTACAACCCCTCCCGCAAGCAGCAGCGGAACACGCCAGGAAACCCGCGCCGCGATCATGTAGACCACCACACCGACGCCGCATGCGATGAGCGAGCTGACGCTACCTGATGCCACGAGAGCGCCGATGTTGACCACCAGCGCCACAGTCAGCAGCAGCTTGCGCTTTCCCGTTTTGAACATCAAGTGAATCAGGATCACAGCAGCGACGCTGGAAAGCACTCCGACGATATTGGGGTGGCCGGCGAAGCCTGTTGCCCGTCCGTTGATCAGCTTCCCAAAGCTCGCGATTCCTGCAGCCTGCCCGATGGCAGCGCCAGCCGAGATAGTCTGCCCCACGAGGAACGCAGTCACAGCCTTCGCTGGTAGGCCCTCAACCGTAGCTAGATACCGCAATGCATACGGAGCCAGCGAGAGGAACGCCACGATCTGAACGCCTATGATGATGTGCGCCTGGATACTGTCAGCGTTAGCTGTCGAGGTGACGACGCCAACAACGGCAAGGTAGGCGGCAACAAACCAGACCCACTTACCAACCGGACGGCGGAGCTTCCCAAATACGAGGCACGCCGCAAGCAGCCCAAATACCAGCAGTGTCCACGCGGCAGAAGCGGCAGCCGGGAGTGCTTCAGAGAATGGCAGGAACAGGAAGATAACCGCTACCAGCGGAACTACGGGGTTCAATGTTTGGCGCTGCCATCCTGGTTGAAGTAGATGGGCTGCTCACTTGGCACGTTGTACTCGAAGGAACCCCATTCCATGTACAACAGACCAGCCACGAAAATGACAACGAAGAGGGCCGTTGACCTCAAGAGTGTTTTCCCCATGGCCCAATGATAAACGTTCCCCGCAAGGGCAACATAAGACCGGCTTAGTGCCGCAACGTAATAGAGCCCCACCCTTCACCGGGTGGGGCTCTTCCTGCGTTTAACTGTCGGTTCGGATGACGATGGCTTTGCAGTCTTCGGGGATGAGTGCCCGGGCCGCTGCATAAGCTGACTCGTAATCAGCGCCGGATGCTTGCACTGTGCCTTGCTCGCCGGCCGCGTTTTCGATGGTCAAGGTTACTTCCATGGCTCAATCCTATGGCTACACCATTGGGCGCACTTTTTGACCTAATGCATGCTGGGTCCATTCCATGCACGTTTAGCGTCGTTGGCTACACTCATGGCTACACTTGGGCCGTTTCTTGGCTGTTTCGTGGGGAAATGCGAAAGGCCCCGATCCCTTGTGGTTACTGGGATCGGGGCCTGTTCTGCTCCGAGCTTCCTATCAGAATCGAACTGATGACCTTTTCATTACGAGTGAAACGCTAGGCTACACTTGAGGTAGGGAATCCGCAGAAACCAGCGGAATCTAGGGGTAGAAAGTGAGCGCATGCACGTGCAATCCAGAGTATGCATGGCTACACTAATGGCTACACCACTTGACTAGGTGTATATACACCCTGTAGTTTTGACTCATCGGAACAAGCCGATAAGGGGAAGGCCAAGGATCATGGAAAAGCTCATCGCAGCAGCAGAAGCCAAGAATGACACGGTACTCATCACCACCGGACTTGCCCTCGTCGGCAACACCACCAAAGAGGCCCGCATGGTTTCCGCCGCTGTCACCGAAGTTCTGATCCGCCGACACCCCGAAGTTAGTGAATCCGTCAAGGCATGGTCAGATGACCTCGACAATGAAATGGAACTCATCGATCTCCTGGTGCTGGAAATCGCAGCATGAGCAAGAACCGGTTCAAGCACTGGGGTGAGCACCCTCCGCGAACCACAATGGACAGCTACCGATACTGCCAGGTCTGTCGGCAGTGGCGGCGCGGCCCGTTCTTTGGGAAGCCGCTACTGAAGAACGGAAAGAAGCCGTGAGCAAGGGGACCCCTCACCGCACAGTGCGCATCGAAGACACACTGTGGAACGCGGCCAAAGCAAAAGCCGAAGCTGAGAACGACAACCTCAGCGAAGTCATCCGGCTGGCGCTGGTCGAATACATCAAGGAAGGCAACGCATGAACATCACCGAGTTCCTGGAAGCGCGCATCGCCGAAGATGAGAACCTAGCTCAGGCCATCCTTGACCGGAGCGCCCCTGACGCATGGGACAACCCAATGGAGACAGGTAACTTCTGGCCTGAAGAGGTCAGGTTCCTAGACCAGCACTCACCCGCCCGCGTCCTTGCCGAGTGCGCGGCGAAACGGGCAATCATCGAAATGTGGGAAGACCCGGAGAGTTTCGGGCCACTCCCAGATGGCGTGGACGCTGGCGCCGCGATGGCAACCGATGATGCTGTGAAGGCCCTCGCCGCCATCTATAAGGACCACCCGGACTACCAGCAGGAGTGGTCGGCATGAACTGCAAGAATTGCGGCGAGCCTGTCCAGCTGAAGCCACGTGAAATCCCAACACACAGCAACGGCATTGTTTACTGCGGCTTCGTCAACGCGCCGATTGATTGGTACGACCACCGAGTAGCCCAGTTGGATGAAGAGGCTGCTCGTGGCTAGGGGCAAGGGCGAGGGTGCGCTGTTCAAGGACGCCCGCGGGTTGTGGACGGTGGCTATCGAGTTGCCGCCCGGGCCGGACGGGAAACGCCGCCGGAAGGTCATCCGCAGCAAGGACAAGAAGGTGGCCATGAAGAAGCTGGCAGAGGTGAAGAAGGAACTCAACCAGCTAGGCGACTTGCCGACGTCGGGCCTGAAGTTGGAAACCTGGCTGCGTCGGTGGATCGATGACATCGCGCCCAACGAGGTCCGGCCGAACTCTTACGCCTCATACAAGTCCACCACTGACGGCTGGCTCATCCCCGCGCTCGGCAAGAAGAAGATTGACGAGCTCACCGCCGATCATGTCCGGCAAATGTTCAAGGCCATCATGTCCACGCCGAAGTCCTTGAAGATGCGCGAGAAGGACCCCAGTGAATGGCCGGCCGATGTCGTCATGGTTGGACCAGACACGGCCATCAAAGCGCACGCCGTCCTATCCACCGCGCTCAAGACAGCCATGCGTGAAGGCAAGGCAACCCGAAACGTATGCGAAATGGTGGACCCGCCCAAGAAAGCCAAAACCAAGCAACACGCACTCACGACTGATGAGGCCATTCAACTCCTGGCGCACCTCGCAACCCGCCCCGATCGCGCACTCTGGGCAACTTACCTACTCACCGGTGCACGGCGCGGGGAGATCCTTGGGCTAGAGGCTGAGCGCATCACGGACACCCTCGACCTGTCATGGCAGCTCATCCGGATCAGCGACATCTCCAAGGCGCCAGCGGACTACGAGCGCCGGCACCTTCAAGGCACGATGTACCTGACCCGCCCGAAGTCATCGTCTGGTTGGCGCATCCTCCCGCTTGTGGAACCTCTCAAATCCATCCTGCAACTCCACATGCAGACCCACAGCGGCCAAGGCCTCCTGTTCCTCAATGACGGCCGCCCATGGGACCCAGACAGCGCCACAGAAGCATGGGCCAAACTCTTGGCAGAAGCAGGCCTGCCAACCAACGTCGTACTCCACGGCGCCCGACACACCGCCGTAGACCTCCTAGACGCCGCTGGTGTCCCTATGGACACCATCAAGGACGTAGTGGGCCACAGCACCCGGCAAATGTCCCTGGCGTATCGAACAAAGGTAGACATCAAGAGACTCCAAGGAGCACTCGAGAAGATGTCAAACCTGCTTCAACCTATCGAGAAATAGGGAAGAGCCCCAGCCGATCCGGCTGGGGCTCTTCTATGTTGGTCTAGCGTTCGTCTGTGGCATGCTGCGCGGCGGCGCTGATGAACTCCACCAGATCCAGTTTGAGCGCACGGCTAATAGCTTCGACGTCGTTGAGCGTAAACGGGTACTTATCCCGTAGACGATTGGATATGTAGCTGGTGGACACGCCCATGTCCTCGGATAGCTTCGACGCATGTGTCCTGGTCCTGGCGAGGACTGCGCGCACTTCAGCCGCTACAGCTTTCGAGAGTGGCCCAGCTTGGCCTTGTTTACCTTGAGGCATAGTCATGATCGTATCCGCTCATTCGCTGCACGTTGGGAGGTTTGAATCCTTCAGCAGGGCGCCGAGTTTTCTATATAAAAATACTCTACCGCAGAGCATCGTGTAGCAGGCTATATAGCCACTGAACCCTGCGATTTAAGATTGAGTCCCTATAGAGGGTACCTTTAACGCATCTGGACTTAATCCTGTCAGGCAGAGGCGGGATTGCTATCTTGTCGGACCGGCATCGTAGGGTTGAGATTCAATCGAAAATATATTCGAATCTGGGGAGAACATGGACTCTGAGCGTCTGACTGCACCGGCTACTTTCGCGGCCAGTAACCACAACGTCGTGGTTGCGCTTAAGAGAGAAGAGCGCCCCCTATCCCAAGCAGGGACGGGGACGCTTTGTCGTGCAGTGCAGCGGATGACAGTCCAGGAGTTCGGGGACCTCGCTGCGAAGCGGGGAATTATGCCGACTGCGATTCTGGCTGGATCCGAGCCTCAGCGCGAGCCATTAAGGCTACTGGCGTGAGCCCTAGGGCCTCGGCCACCTTCATAAAGGTCGGCATAGGCATGCTCTTGTGACCCTTGAGGTAGTGGTTCATCGCGGGGCGGCCAACGCCGATCGCCTCAGCGAGATCCTTTTGGGTCATATCTCGCTCAACTAGCTCCACCTTGATCTGGGTGGAAAGAGCGGCTTCGAGCTTTTCCCCATACGTTGTTGTCATGTGTGCAAGTTTAAGTGCATATGAGTACTTGAAGCAACCTGATGGCTACTTGTGTTGCCAAATTGAGTACTCAGGTTGCCGACACGCCGAGTACTTGTTTGAGACTTGCGTGTACTCGTTTGAATACATAGAGTACTGACATGAATACCAAACAGGGCGATGGAATCCCCACCGCAGACACTGAAATTGGTAGCCGTATCGCAAATGCCCTGATCGTGAAGGGCACAAACGCCCGAGCACTTTCAGACGCAACAGGCATCAGCTACCCAACACTCCGCCGCAGCCTCACAGGAGGACGCAGCCTAACAATCCGAGAAATCGGCAGCATCGCCGGCGCACTCGACGTCCCGGCCAAAGTACTCCTTCCCCCCTCCCTAACGGAGGCGACCCAGTGACTCAGAAACTTGCCTACACATTCGAACAAGCCGCAGAACAGTCCGGCTACTCGGTTCGGACCCTCAAGCAGCAAGTTGCAGACGGCAACCTGGTTGCCCGATACGCAAACTCCAAAGGCGTCATCAGGCACGATGACCTAGCCGAATGGCTTGACAAGCTCCCGGCTGAATCACCTTCTAGCTAGACCCCGCTGCAGCGCATAGCGCCGGCACCCAGCCCATATCGGGCAACTCACCAAAAACCCGTCCTGTGGTTCGCCGCAGACGCTGAAACAGGGGACAGCCATGCCCACTTTGACCGCTTACGAAAACCGAGTACTTGCCTATAGGAACGAGCACTTTCCGAATATCGGCAAGCGCACTGCCAAGACAATCGCCCGGATGCTCTGCGAACGGCAGGCCCGCATGACGGACCTCGACCTGGAACGCATCCTTACTCATTCGGACCCCACACCCAAGCAAGCAATCCGCAACATCGAAAAGGAGAAGGCGGCCACCATGCCCGGTGACCGCCTTCAGCAAAACCCATAACAAAGGAGAACTTCAATGACGACTATACAAGAAAGGCCGCCGCTTGTACTGACTTGGTACTGGCCGAGTAAGTGCGGGATGCGTTGTGACTGCAACATCTACCGCGTGGGCAACAGGGTCATCCCGGATTACGAGATCAATATCCGGGCTAAGCGGCTGACTGAGCATGAGCTTGCGGCCGAGGTGTGGCACTCCATCGTCAAGTTCTATTCCAAGGAACCAAGCACGGATGCCGTTGAGGAAGCTAGCCGAAACGCCACCATCGAACGATTCGCCGTAACGCCCCACTATGACGAGGCCACACTGTGAGGGCGATGGCTTTTGAGCAGGATAAGGATGCGTGGTTGGAGGACGCGGTCGCGACCATCATCGGTATCGCTGAGGTGCAGTCCCAGTTCTCGGCCGATGATCTGGACCGGGAAATGCGTGCCCCCGATTCGTCTAAGTGGCCGGGTGCTGCATTCCTCAAGGCCAGCCAAGAAGGCTACATCGAAGGCGTTGAAGGCGACCTCTACAAGAAATCATCACGGCCCAGCCGAAAAGGTAGCGCCATCAAACTCTGGACGAAGAAGAAGGCGGAACGGTCATGACGATTCTGATGCTCGCTTTTGTGTGTGCTTTTGGCCCGCTCATGATCCACAAGGCCCGCCAGCATGACGCCCGCCTGGAACCGTGCGAGCCGGTGGACTGGGACGCCGCCGAAGAAGAAGACCAAACCCGATACGAGGACGACGCCGACAGCTACAGGAAGGGCGAATCATGACCGACTGGGAGAAGCAACTAGAAGCCTGTGATGCGCGGACGAAAGCGACGGCGCTCGGACTTTCGGGCGGATATCCAGACGAGGCAAAGTATTTCGTCAGCGAGGCGAGGTACGCGATTGCAGCGTCTGACGGGGTGATGTTCTCCGACGAGGCCATAGAGCAGGCAGCCGGCAACGCATGGAACATGCTGGTAACCCGCGACGGCGGCAGGGCATGGGAGGACCTCGAAGATTGGATGAGGCCATCCTGGATAGCCAATGTACGGGTCATCGCGGCAGCTTTGCGGGGCGAGCAGCCGTGATCCGCAGTCCGCGTCGTGCCCCGCATCTTCGTCAGCGTCCGGCTGAGGGTATGCCGCCGGGTGGTTGGGCGGCCGCTGACCTGGACTTGCCCGTCTACTGGTACGAAACGCTCGAGCGATCTCCGACTGGCTGCGAATACCCCATCAGCGGCGACCAACGGCCCGTCAGGGAGCAGGAGCCGTGAGCGTCACGCTTGCCCGGAAAGCACGGAAGAAGCACTACTGCGATAGCTGCTCTGGCCGCATTGAACCTGGCAGCGTTTACCTGACCCATACTGCACTGGCTGGCGACGACTACTACGACGAAGCTCTTGAGCGGGGCACGTGGAAGCCTGCCAAGTGCCCCATTCGGCTCAAAGAGTGCGGTGACTGCGCGGCAAGGTACGGGCGCGGTGCCCTCATCGAATCGAGGACCGCGCCATGACTCCCGCCGAACTTGCCGCGCTGGCGGTCACATGCCCGCACCTCGCCGCAAAGATCATCGACCCCTTGCAAGTTGAACTTGCAACAATCCTCGCCACAACTGAACCAACGAAAGAGAAACCATGACAAACCTGATAGTTGATGCGGGCGACAAGATCGCCTTCCGTGATGACCTCGGCCACGACATAGCCTGGAACTTCCTCGACTACGGAGATGCAGCCGCTGAAGACATCGAGGCCTTCAAAGAGCAGTTCGAGCTCGTCAAGGAAGGGTCCAATGATTGGTGGCACACGGACGGCGACCTCTACCAAGGCTCGACCCTTATGCGTGTGATCCGCCGGAAGGCGGATGGGAAGCTGTTCGGCTTCCAGTTCTGGCAGGGTGGCGGCAAGCACGGCGAAGCTGATGTCGAGCACAACGGCGACGAACATGGCTTCCCATCCAAGTACGAATGGGAAGACGGCGTGGACGAAGACGAGGTCTGGTACGTGTTCCGGCCGGTTGTCGAGAAGCCCATCCCGGCGTACGTCTTTGAGGACGAAGAATGACATACGATCCCACCGGAGACCGCATCGACGGAGCCGACCAGCCACCCGAAGTGGACGTGCATTCCGACCATGAGAACCGATTCCCGCCCGCCGATAAGGCATCGGAGCGAGTTCTAGAGTTCGTCGGATACTTCGGGGACGGCGAGATCATCGGAGATGCCTACGGCACCGAAAACCCGCCGCTTTTCGCTCGGGATCTCGAAGCCGTCGCCAAGGCAGCCGTTACTCCCTTGCCCGAAGTCCTGGCCTTCATCAACCAGCGCAGCGAGTACGTCCGGCAGGCGCGCATAATGACCGGCGAAGACGTCGAAGCCGACTACTACCGCTATCAAGGGCACATGGAAGCGCGCCGCCAGCTGGCGCAGGCGCTCGGCTACACCGTGCCCTACGAACCAACAGACCGAACCGAGAAGGTCCTCCCCACGCTCGCCGACCTTGCAAACGCACCGGAGCATGAGATTGCCGATGACATGGTCAGGAATGACCACCAGTAGCCGCCCGCCTGGCATGAACCATGACCGGGCCAAAGAGAACTGGTCCCGCGGCCACAACAAACAACCCGGCTGCGCCTGCCCACCATGGCGCTACTCGCCAAGCAACCCTCGACCCACCAACCCAGACTGCAAGATACACGGCCCCGCACAGGGGCCTTTTTCATGCCCACAAGGAGAACAATGACCCTGCACATATTCAAGGAACTTGAGCAAGGCACGGACGAGTGGATCGCCGAACGCTGCGGCATCCTCACCGCCTCAGTACTCGGCCAACTCATCACCGCCAAGACGCTGAAGATCGCCGCGAATGACACATCCCGCGCCCTCATCGCCACACTCGCCGCCGAACGCATCACCGGCCACGTCGAACTCATCAACCCAACCCGCGACATGGAACGCGGGACCCTGGACGAGCCATACGCCCGAGAGGTTTACAACTCGCATTACGCCGAAGTGGAAGAGATCGGCTTCATGGTCCGTAAAGACGACGGATGGGGATTCAAACTCGGCTACTCACCAGACGGCCTAGTAGGTGACAACGGCCTCATCGAGATCAAGTCCCGAAACCAGAAAAAGCAGCTGCAAACCATCCTCGCCGACGAAGTGCCCGCCGAGAATATGGCCCAACTGCAGACCGGGCTGTTTGTTTCCGGCCGCGAATGGATCGACTACAACAGCTACTGCGGCGGCATGCCCATGTGGACCAAGCGCGTGGAGCCCGATGAGAAATGGTTTGACGCCATCCTCACTGCCGCGTCCGAAGCTGAAGAGCTCATCCAGGCATCAATCAAAACCTATGAGTGGGCTGTCGAAGGCCTGCCCGCCACGGAACGCATTGACCACTGGGCGCCGTTGGAGCTGATCTTCTAATGGACCTCACCAAAGCAATCGAACCCAAATCAGACCAGCTCAACGCCTCGGACCTCATCGCCGGCCCCCGAACCTGCACCATCGAAAAAGTAGTCGAAGGGTCCGAAGAACAGCCGGTCAACATCCACCTCGTAGAACTACCGAAACGCCCATACCGGCCATCCAAGACCATGCTCAGGGTGCTGGTCATTGCATGGGGGGCTGACACCAAAGCATTCGCTGGCCGCCGGGTAACCCTCTACCGCAACCCCAAGGTCAAGTGGGGCGGCGTCGAAGTGGGTGGCATCGAAATCAGCCACATGAGCCACCTCAGCAAACCGCTCAGGGAAATCCTCCCAACCAGCAAGGGCAAGACAGCCGTCTTCACCGTCCAGCCCTTGCCTGACGCAGCACCCGAACAGAAGCAGCCGGACCTTACCGTCCCGGACGACATCAAAGCCACCACCGCCCGGATGGTCAGCGTAGGCAAATTACCTGACTACCTCGCCTGGCTCGCCGAACAAGGCGCACCCACCCACATCACCGACTACGTACAAGCACAGGAGCCCACCGAATGAGCAAGATCATCCGCCTCGAATCCACCAACTACAAGCGCGTCAAAGCCGTGGAGATCGCACCGGACCCGGACGGTAACCTTGTCATCGTGGCCGGCAACAACGGGCAAGGTAAGTCCTCCATCCTCGACAGCATCACCGCGGCCCTTGGTGGAGTTAACGCCAAGACCACACCCAAGCCGATCCGTGATGGTGAAGAACGCGCAGAGATCATCCTTGAAACTGAGGACCTTGTTGTGGTCCGGCGCTTCACCGCGTCCGGAACCACGCTCACGGTCAAGTCACCGGATGGCGCCGTTTACCCCAAGGGTCAGGCAAAGCTTGATGACCTGCTGGGCAAGCTCTCCCTCGACCCGCTGGCGTTCACGCAACTATCCGACAAGGACCAGCTCGCCACACTGCTGGACCTCGTCAAGCTCCCCTTCGACCCTGACGAGCTTGCGGATGACCGGAAAGCAATCTTTGACCGGCGCACGGAAGCCAACCGCCGCGTCAAGGACCTCGCAGCCCGCCATGCAGAGTACGCCGGGCAGCTTGCCGAACTCCCAGATGAAGAGGTCAGCGTATCTGCGCTGCTCACCGACTACAGGGCCGGGCAGGAACTCAACGCGAAGATCGACAAGGCAGACCAAGCAGTGAGGTTCTGGACTGAGAAGGTTGCCGATCTCAAGCGCGAATTGGACGAAGCCCAGGAAGCACTTGACCTTGCCAGCGATTACTCATCGAAGGCCCCGGAGCCCGTAGACCTTGACGCCATCCAAACCAAGATTGACAGCGCAGAAGACATCAACATGGCAGTGCGACGCAAGAAGCAAGGCGAACGGCTCCGGGAAGAACTCGAAGGCGCTAAAGCCGACGTCGCTTTCCTGAGTGGGGAGCTTGAAGAGATCGACGCCCAGAAAGCTGAGGGGCTGGCCGCCGCGGAATTCCCTGTGGACGGCCTCGGGTTCGATGAATCAGGCGTCACCTACCAAGGCGTCCCGTTCAAGCAAGCATCCAGCGCCGAACAGCTCCGCGTCTCACTCGCAATGGCCATCGCACTCAACCCGAAACTCCGCGTCATTCGCATCGCAGACGGGTCCCTACTCGACGCCAACAACCTGGCACTCGTTGAAGCCACCGCCCGCGAACACGACTTCCAAGTCTGGATCGAAATGGTAGGCGACGGCAACGGCCGCGGAATCATCATCGAAGACGGAGAGGTCAAAGCATGAGCGGCGAAACGATGCTGACAATCCGTGGCCGACTCGCCGCGGATCCGGAGCTCAAGTTCACGCCGTCCGGTGCGGCGGTAGTCAACTTCCGAGTGCTGACTAACTCATCGAAACTGGACCGGCAAACCAATCAGTGGGTGGACCAGCCAACGAAAGGCTGGCGCTGCGAGGCTTGGAACCAAGGCAAACTGGCCCGCGCAGAGAACATCGCCAATATGCTGAAGAAGGGCGATGCTGTCATACTCCACGGCGAACTCGTCACCCGCGAATACGAAACACGTGAAGGCGAGAAACGTTCCGCCGATGAGATCCGCGTCGAAGCAATCGGCAAAGACCTCACCTTCCACGGCCAGCCATACGCACAGACCGACCAACCGCCGGCCGCACAGTCAGACCCATGGGCGACACCACCCGCACAGAACGCGGGCGGATGGGGTAACGCCCCAGACAACCAACCTCCCTTCTGACAGACCGCACCACCCGCACATCAGGCCCGCATAGACGGGCCTTTCTTATGCCCAGAACAAAGGAGAAAAAGCATGCCCATCGAATTCAAGGAATGGCCGAAGACACCGCGCCTACTTCGCAACATCACCATTACAGAGAAGATCGACGGCACCAACGCCGCCATTGGCATCCTGCCCCTCGCCGAGGTCTACCACTCCCGAACGGCTGACGTCCAAACTCCCGAAGAGGTGGACATCAGAGTCCTCGACAACTCGGTGTTCGCCACTGCCGACCACGGCGGAGAGACATTCTGCGTATACGCACAGTCAAGAACGCGACTCATCACCCCAGGCAAGGACACGGATAACTACGGATTCGCTGGATGGGTTCAGCGGAACGCCGGTGAGCTCGTGGAATTGCTTGGTGAGGGCCTCCATTACGGCGAGTGGTGGGGCGCCGGTATCCAGCGCAAGTACGGGATGGCCGAAAAGTGGTTCTCGCTGTTCAACACCTCACGCTATGCCGAGCTTGAAACCGATCTCAACCTGACAACTGTCCCGGTGCTCTACGAAGGCCCGAACGACACCGCGGAAGTTGAGATGGCCCTCCACAAACTGCATGTCAACGGATCTGTTGCCGCGCCCGGATTTATGAATCCCGAAGGCATCTGCGTCTATCAGGCCGCATCTCGGCAGATCTCCAAAGTCACGCTCGACAAGAACGACGCAGGCAAATGGGAAACCGCTTAGCCCTGAAGTAGACCACCCGAACCACCCAGCTGCGCCCGGCAACAACGTCGGGCGCAGCTTTTGAAAGGACCGCAACTTGACCATCACCCTGTACACCCAGCCAGCATGCAGCCAATGCAACATGACCAAGAAATGGTTGGACAACCCCGAAAAGGGAAACCTCAAAGACCAATACAGGGTCATCGACCTCACCGAATCAGCGGAAGACCTCGCCGCCGTCAAAGCACTCGGCTACATGTCCGCACCCGTAGTCATCGTCAACGACGACGGCAACACCCACAACGAAAAGCACTGGTACGGTTTCCGGCCAGACCTGCTCACCGAATTCTGCAAGCCCCAGGCAGTAGCCGCATGACCCGGGCGACGTCCACCGCCTGCTGTTTTCTATGCCGGGGTCCGCATGGTCTATGTCTCAACCACGGATGCGAACACCACGTCATCGCGGACAAGCAAGACGAAGCCAACGAACGAGCCCGCCGCACCGTCCGCCGGCCAACCGAAGAACAAGCCATCAACAACGTCATGCGCGCCCAACGACAACGCACAATCCCGAAACGACCATTTAACTACCCCAAGGAAGAACGATGACCAACCAACGACTCATCGACGCCACCAAAGAAGCCTTCCCCAACTACACCAAAAAGCGCCGCAGCAACCACCGCCCTGGCTCCGGACGCCACAAAGTCATAGACCGCGAAGAAGTCCGCACGCGAACACTCAACGGACAAAGCCTCGAACAGATCGCCCACGACCTCGGCTACAGCGTACGAGGCATCTCCAACGTCCGCGCCGAACTCGGCATCACGCACCCCCGCATGCTTACCCCCGAAAAACTCGCCGCGATCGCAACTGCACTCCAAGACGGGTGGTCACACGCCGAAATCAGCCGCACCCACAACACCACCCACGAAACCATCGAGCGCCACTTCCCCGGCAGCGCATGGACACCAGAACAGCGGGCCGAACACATGAGCACCCTACGCCTAGCCCGCACCGACCAATGGGGCGCAGTACGGAGGAACCAACATGGTTAGGACCAAACCCAAACCACCCACACCCACGCACGTCTTCCGCGCAGTCTGGCCTGTCACAGACTCAAGCATCATCGCTCAAGACCTCATCGCCGAAGCGTACGAGGACCTACCCAACGTCGCCACCCGCCACGGCGCCCAAATCGTCGGCGAACCAAAATGCGGGATGTTCGCCGGGAACCGCGTCCCAGGATCCGGCGGAGCACAACGAGTCATCGTCATCGAAGCCCCCGCCATCCACAAGCCCGCCCGCAACTACCGCCACTGAGAAAGGACTGACCAAATGGCAGTCTCTAAGCGACTCCGGTTTGAGATCTTCCGCCGAGACAACCACGCATGCCGATACTGCGGCGCGATGGCCCCGGAAGCGAAACTGACAGTCGATCACGTAACCCCCACCACTCTCGGCGGCGGGGATGAACCCAGCAACCTCGTAACCGCATGCGCTGACTGCAACAGCGGCAAGTCAGCGACCAACCCAGACTCCCCACACGTTGAAGATGTAGCGCATGCCGCCATGATGTGGTCCGCGGCGATGCGAGCAGCAGCCGAGCTAGAAACGGCCAAGCTGAAGAGTGACAAGAGCTTGTTCGATCACTTCGAGCATCACGTCTGGGGCAGCTGGACTCACGGCTACAAGGAAGAGCCATTCCCACTGCCAGTGAGCTGGCGCAACAGCCTCCGCTCATTCTTGGCAGCCGGCCTCACCATGGAACTCATCGCAGAATGTGTGGACATCGCATGCGAACGAGACTCCATCCGACCCGATGTGCGATTCAAATACATGTGCGGCGTGGCCTGGCGGAAACTCACGGAGATGCAGGAGTCTGCACGGTCCTTGTTAACCGAAGCTGAAGCCAGAAGGTCAGAGGGCAAGTAATGGCGGTGCTCCCATGGGTGCGCCTCGATTCAGGAATGCCCGAGAACCCCAAGATAGGCACTGTCATCTCCCGAACGGGCGGCCACAAAGCAGCTTTCATGTACCTCTGTGCGCTCTCCTACAGCGGGAAACACGGCACCTACGGGACCATCCCGAAGGCCGCCTTACCCTTCATTCACGGCACCACAAAAGAAGCCAAAATGCTGGTTGAAGCCGGCCTATGGACAACCACCAAAACAGGGTGGGAAATCCACGACTGGGACACGTACCAACCAACCGAGGAATACGTGAATACCCGGAAGGAAAAAGCCCGGAAAGCCGCCAAGGCACGCTGGGCAAAGGAAAGCGAAACCGTCCAGGACAGCGAAGGGCCAGCCCCGTTCTGAGTATGCGCCAAGCATTGCCAGAAGCTATGCGCCAAGCATTGCTCCAAGGTATGCCCCGGCCGATGCACGTAATACGAATACGTTTCTGGCTCGCCTTTTTGGGGTGGCTGGCTCTTAAAGAAGATGTCGAAAAGTTCTCAATCAATCGTCGGCTTAAGTTACGCGAGCCGCCGGGACATTTGATTGAAGGAAGGAAGCAGCCTTGATCACCGAGAGCCAAGCCAAAGCGCTGGCCAACCTACTACACCAGCTCAGACCCAAATGGTCTGTCCCGGCCATGCTCAAACTCCTGGCCAACCACCAAAACCACCCCGCCCCGTTCCCGGACATCACGGCGGCTGCAGTCAGCGCAGCCCGTGACCCCAAAATCGAAACACCCGGGGCTTTCCTCATCGACCAACGCTTCTGGCCAGCAGAAGCAAAAGCGCAAGTACCAAAACCGCCACCATGCGCCCTACATGTCGGGCAGTATGCGCACAACTGCATCTGCTGCGCCGCCGACCGCAAAGCAGAACCACCACCCACCTACGAAAGCGAGAACGAACAATGAGCACCTACAACTCACCACGCATCACAACCACCGCATCCATGAACGTCCCAGGCAGCCTCACAGCCG